ACAGGCTTCTGTCCTTTTAATAATTGGTAGTTGATTAGGTTTCTTACGAGATAATATTTGGTAGCCATAATACACTTGTCCTTTCTAAGAAGCTTTTTTCATAAGCTTCTCAACGTCTTTATAAATATTTAATTTATCACCTTTCGTTTTTCCGTCTAATATATCTGAAACAACTTCTTGTTTCTTTTGTAACACTTCACATAAGTATTCTTCAATCGTACCCTTGGCAACGAGATAATAGATAACAGCAGCGTTCAATTGACCCATCCGGTGTATTCTATCTTCCGCTTGCGTATGGTTGCCTGGTGTCCAATCTAATTCGAAAAAAGCTAACGTACTGGCGGCAGTTAACGTAAGCCCAACGCCAGCAGCTTTAATATTACCGATGAAAAGTCTTTTGTTTTTATTGTTTTGAAAAGCATACACTGCTTTCTTTCGTTTTATTCCGGTTACGCTTCCGTCCACAATCACGCTTATTTTTTTATATCGTTTGTGTAGCTTTCGGATAATATTTTTATGGATACCAAACAAAACTAATTTTTCATCGGATTCTTCCAAGAAGTTATCAATCCAATCCATTACAGCTTTTGTTTTGAGCTCGGCTGCTAGTCTTTTTAGATAACCCATTTGGACTAATCGTTTTGCCTTTTCCGCTTTCTTAGCTTTGGTGATAGATTTTTTGGAGAGCCATTTTATAAAATCTGTACTTGCTTCTTTATATTCTTTTTTGCGTTCAATATCTAAAGGAACAACTTGTCTGGTCTTGTCGGGTAGTTCCTTCAGTACGTCTTTCTTCAATCGTCTTATCATCATGGTGTTATTAAGCTTTCGGTGGAGTTCTTTAATGTTACAGGCCCCACTATAATCCCAACCCCAATTATTCCATTTTGGTAAGCAATATCTGTCCGCAAATCTTATGAAGGACCTGTATTCTTTGGGATGTAGAATATTTAGGATAGGCCACAGTTCGGATGGACATTTGACCAAAGGAGTTCCGCTGATTGCTATGATGTTCTTTATTTTCCTTGATAACTTTTTAACCTCTTTTGTTCTTATCGCTTTTCTTGACTTCAAGTAATGACATTCATCGAGTATGAGTATTTGTGGTTTTAACTTTTTAAGGTATGGAGCCCAAAATTGTAATATCTCGTAGTTGATAATTATAATCGGATGCTTGCCTAATAATCCTTTTTTTGGGGGACGTTGGCCTTGTAAAATATCACAACGAGCTTTTAGAACGTCATGGATAAAAATTTCCCACATCCATTTTAGAAAAGCAGGACAGACAATTACAATCGGTCTTTTTTCGGGATGTTTTAATACCCACAATAGAGCTTCTACCGTCTTGCCTAAGCCCATTTCATCGGCTAACAAGGCCCTTCCTTTGAAGTGTTCTATTTTCCGAACTGCTTTTTGTTGGAATGGAATTTTTTTAATTTTAGTCATTTAATAAAGTCCTTATATCTGAATATGATTCTTTAATTCTTCTGGCTGTCCATCCTAATTGTTTAAGATGTTTTTTAATGGCTGTACGCATAAGGTACGATGTAGGCCTCAAGAGAGAGGTAGGTGGGTTCCATATTAATTGTACGACTTGTTTGGCATCGTCGCTGATCGAGTCTAAAAACTCCTCAGCGGAAAAGAAGTGTTGAGGATCCATCGTGTCTGTTATTTCTTCGTTGTTTTTTATAATACTTGCCTTACATCTTTTCTTAATAAAAGTAAGCAATCCGGTTTTTACATACAATCCTACCCAAGTGGAGAGAGTGCCTTTATCCTTGGTGTAGTGGTTGAATCCTTTGACGAACAAAAGATTGGCCTGGGCTTGTACGTCTTCAAAATCAATACGAGTTCGTTGGGATTGATCCCACGCAATTTTATTAATAAGCTTTTCAACTTTTGTGTACGCTGTTTCGATTGTAAGTGTTGTTTCCATTTTATTACTTTCTTGGTAAAGAGTTTAAGGTATCAAAAAGCTTTTCTAAAATAGCGGTTGTCATTTCGGATTCACCCCTTATGAATTTGTAAATTGTATCGGGATGAACATCCGCCATTCGGGATAACTTTGAGATGCTAATTTGTTTAGCTTCTAATAATGTTTTGAGTTCATGTCTATAGTCTTTTGATTGCTCCATCACAATCCCCTTTCTATGTTTTAAGTAAACGAGCGGCAACGGCTCTGGGATTGCCGCCTACAATAGCTATTATTTTTTTAACATCTTCTAAAGAATAAGTTCCGCTGATAATGTCCAACGTATATAAATTGTCTTCTATTTTTTCTTGAACGTCTTTTACTACTGAAAAGTGAAGCTTGAAATCATCAGAACTTTGATAAGAAAAAATCACTTGACTCCATTGGGATTTATTTAATGTCACTCCCAGTTCTTCTGTAATATCTTCGTAGTGTTGTGTCTCTCTGGCTTTTTTCGCTTCCAGTAGTTTGATACATATGGCTTCCCTTTCTGCGTTCTCCAATGAAGCTTCGATCATTAAAATTATTTTGTCGGCTATTTTTTCTACGCACAGTGATCGTATCTTTCTGGGATAGTCAGCTGCGGTGGTATAACCTTCTACACGTTGGGGCGTTTCAATCCACGCCATATACTTTCCTGTATGGTTTATCCAACTGACGTTTATTCGTATAGTGACACCCTGATGAACGTCCGTGACAAGAAGATAGTTCGGTGTGGCTACCTTACCAAGTCCGTATAAACGTTTCACCTCTTCATTCGTATCATCAGAACGATAGCATGCGGAACCGTCGAACCGCTCTCTCATAATAAGTTCTTTTTGTAACATTACTATAGGAATTTCATCCCAAGGAGTGTTATAAGCAGCAACTATTCTTTTGGGTTTTGTAAACATGATTCTTGTCCTTTATAGTAAATGTTTAAAGAAAAACCAAATGATATTTTGAAACCAATTAAAATTATGACCGTCCCAATCTTCTATTCTTTTATCGTCCATAATATTCCTTCATTAGTACGGAACCGTGCCCCATTTTTAGGACACGGTTATTTTTTTATTATTAAAATAAAACGGTTTCACCGAATGGGGCCTTGATATCCTTCGTTTGGGTGAGCCACAAGGTAGGATATTCAGGTTCAACATTCGGGAAGTCGCCATACATATCCGTGAAGTATATTAAACAGGCGGGTGTATAACCTTTTTTGTTAACGTAATCAAACACCGGCTTAAAAGCAGTACCACCACCACCAATCGGATGAAGTTCCATCGGCATATCGGCTCTGGTAAAGACTTCTTCACCGTGAACTTTTCTATCGCAGTACACCACTCGTATCGTCGTATCGTAATCACCCAAAACCGCTGAAGCTTCAGAAGCAAATTCGTTCAAAGCTTTAATATCTATGCTACCAGAAGTATCAATCGCAATTACTATTTCAGGTAGTTCTTCACTAATTAAACTTGGAAGAACAAAACCGCTGCTAAGGTAACGACGATTGGGAGTTGTCCAGTCGTAATCATTCTTAGCAGTCTTTTCTACGAAGTTACGCAGTAAGATATACCAAGGAGTTTTTGGGTCCAAAATATCACCGAGTTGGCGTTTAAGAGTTCCAGGTAAAGTTCCTTTAGAAACACTTATCGCTTGGGCAACCGCACCCTTCCAATCTTCTTTAATTTCTTTCTCAGTTTTCTTATCTTTAGCAGGAATCATCCCGCCACATTTACCAGGGTCAATATCCTTTTGTTTTTCGCCACCAGAGTTCGATTGTCCCTGACTTTCTTCTCCGTCCTGGCCTTGGCCCTGGCCCTTACCAGACTTTTGCTTAGCGTTGTCGCAGGGCAGCGTACTATAAATTTCTTCCGCAGCCATATTATCGTAGGCAACATTCCGCAGTTTGCCTTCCGGAAGGGTGAACCCAGCCTTTTCCAGTTCGCCATTAATAGAATAATCGGTAGCCATATTCCATCGTCTCATATCCCTGTCACCTTTACGCCAAAGGTTGCCCATAGCTATGTGAAGAACTTCGTGAGCTAGTACGCCAATCGTTTCACGCATTGTTAGGTTATCAATAAATTTAGGAGCATAGAAAAGAGTCACACCGTCCACAGCAGCGGTTTCAATTTCGGGCATCTCAACAATTTTTAATTTCAAAGCCAAACTTCCAAAGAATGGCTGGTCCAGTATTAAGCTTGTTCGGGCCTTGATAATTTTTTTCATCGACTCGCTCATAATATCCTACTTTCTTTTTTTAAGGTTTAAGGTTTTAAGATTTACAGAAGAACTTCTTGGTGTTTCGCAGCCCAACCGATGAAGCTTTTGGAGTTTGTTATTTTCGGTTCTTTTCGAATCATGTCCCGAACTAACAACACGCTAAAGTCAGCGGGTAAACGGTTTCCATAGATAAAAATTCTGTCCGCATTATCTTCCGTGGCCTTATTGACCAAAGCCGCAACAACCGCATACATCGCAGCTGGGTCAGTCGGTACTATCGTATTTTCAGGATCCAACATCAGGGCAGCGATATTCGGCAAGTTCTTATATACCTTCAAAAATCCGACAAGCTCAGCCGCAGCCCCTTCACCAATCGCACCCGCTAACATTTCCATACTCGTGATACCAGCGTTTAACAGTTTACCAGCAAACGCAATCGTTCTGGGGGAAGGATGGTTTACGATGTCCGCAGTCGCATCACCCGAATTTAATAAAGCAGGACGGAAGTGAATGAACCCGATCAACTCGGCTGGCATATTATTCACAATCGCCCATTCAATCCAGTTATCCGAATCAGCTTCAAGTTCTACGATAGAAGCGAAACGAGATTTCACAGGTTCCAGTATTCCTGTGACGCCAGCTCTATCTTGTCGACGGTTCGTGGCGGCTATAAAAACGACTTTGTCGCTTATTTTGTGACCGTTGACCTGTCTCGCCAAAATTAACTGTATCGCAGCAGCTTGAACGACCGCAGGAGCCTGGCCCAGATCATCGAGAAAAGCTATGGTAGGTTTTTTAGCTTCGATAAGAAGTCTCAAATCACCGAATGGCAGGAACTCTGCTTTACCATCCACTATACCAGGAAGGCCCTTAAAATCGGTAGGGTCCGAAACAACCGGATGGGAAACAATAAGGTTCATTTTTAATTCTTTCGCAGCTTGAGCTACGATGTCTGACTTGCCAATCCCTGGGGCACCTTTAATAAGGATAGGAAGCTGGGCCGATAAAGCTTTGACCAGTTCGTTTTTGAGTTCTTTGATATTCATAGTTCTTGTCCTTTCGAAAAAAAGTAAAAATTAATAAAACACTTGGGATGGGACGGTTGCCACCAACCGTCCACACCCGAACGTTTTACATTCCATATCCTTTCATCGTGTCTAAAACATCCTTTGCCGCTTTGGCTGCGTTCTTGCGTTCCTTGTCATCCTCTCGCAGTTCGTTAGGTTTCAAACTCGTGAGGTTTTTTATAACGTCTTTACGAACTGTCTCCAAATTCGTGTCGTCCGTAATATTTAGCTTGGGAAGAAGTTCGCAAAAGTCTTTCAAGTTATCGAACAGCGAGTCACGGAATACTTTCTTGGGTTCACTCATCGTCGTTTCAATCTTCGTTAACAATTCGGAAAAGCGTGACCAAACATCCGACATCGCTCCATTCATTATAGAATCAATTTCAGAGTTCATTTTCGACTTAATTTCATTAACATCGTCGTCATTCATATCCACACGGAAGTCGCCAACGTCTGGCAAAGGATATATAGTTTGTCGAATACCGAATTTGTTCTTTAGTTCGAAGGGGCTTGGTAGGTTCGATTCGTTTAACAAGTTCCCCAATCGTTTTTTAGCATTCGCCATAATTTCCGGATAGTTCTCAATAAAGTCGTCCACAGCCTCATTGAACTCATTCGTAGCCAATCGCATTTTCGTAGTATAATCCAAAAACATCTTAGCAGGCAATATTCGACAGCCGTTGTCATCCCACGGCAACGTATAGTTATTATGAATAACCCACATCGCATTTCGTTTACTTTTAACGTTCCGGATAGCAGATTTTGGAATCATATAAGTCCACCAGGCTCCAGTATCGGCTTCAGCACCTTTTTTAGTCGTGACCTCACTTCCAACGCTTTTGTCTTTCTTACGACCGCCCCACACAGATACGCTCAATCGTACCAACATCGCTTTTTCATTTAACTTCTTCATAGTTCTTGTCCTTTCGATAAGAGGTAATAAAAAAAAGAGAGTGAATTAGTGGAGATAGTTTTTCAACTATCCCCTATAAATCATTCTCATTCGACCGTCTTAAAAGCGTGCCCGATTTTTACCGAATAATTTGTCCCGCAATTCACCGGATGGCGTCCAACTTCTTAATACACTAAAAATCCCATCGCAATTAAAATAGAAAGGTTCTGAGCTATTAACTCTTAGCCGTTAGGACATAACTCCACCCAGCCGCACCTAGGTTCTAAACCACTTTTTTTCGAACCCGCATATTATTAACTTATCAAACAACCTCTTAAACCATAAGTATCGTACTATTATAATCGCACTATTTCAATCCTTATATACACTTTTTTTTATTTTTTTTTCAATAATCTTCAAAAACATCCATAATGTATATGTAAGCCAAGATTTTTTCGAAAAAAAAAGTGAAATTATATAGCTATTTTTATGGTTTTTTTTCTAAGAATAAATTATTTGGATTGGGTTCTAAAGATTATGGGGTTATGGTTTATATTAGATACATGTGAAGATTACTGAAAGAAAGGTATAGAATATGTCGAGAAAAACTGTGTGGAAAGATAAGTTCGTAGTGGAGGCATATCGACTGGCGAGTGGGGGAATGTCGGAAGCAAAAATTGCGAAAGTATTAGGCATCGCAATTCAAACTTTTGTGAGTTGGGAAAAGAAAAAACCAGCGTTCGCATACGCATTAAAATCGGGAAGAAGTCAATACAAAACGAACAAAGGAAAAACGATTTCATTTAGAGATTATGTGTACAAAAGATTGACACCTGAATTAAGACGTATATGGCGAAAGATAAACAAATTAGATAAAACAAAAAACAACAGAGAAAGAATTGAAGCCATACTATCTAAGAGAGGTAAAAACGTCAGACAACATCTTTTTATATACGCATGGACAGCAAGTAATTTCTCGTTATCATCCGCATTAAGAAAGGTAAACATATCCAGAAGTACATTTAAGCTATGGTCAGCAAATGACTCAGAGTTCGCAGAATTAATAGAGGAAATCAATTGGCATCAAAAGAACTTCTTTGAAGATCATTTAACACAACTCGTTGCCAGGGGCGATACATCCGCAATTATATTCGTTAACAAGACTTTTAATAGGGACAGAGGATACAATGAGAAGCTGGAATTGGATATGAACCTTTTCGGAGAGGTTAAACAAAACATTACGAGTGTAGCCAAGATGAATTTAAGTTTATCAGCCCGCAAGGAATTATTAAAATCAATAAGACAAGACAACCAAGCATCAAAGACTTAACATTCAGCGAGTATGAAGTGTTAGCGTCCATTACGGCTGATTCCTTTTATGAATTCGTAAAAGAGTTTTGGGACGTAATAATACCAGAAAAGTTTATACCCAATTGGCATATAGAATACTTATGTGACGAGTTACAAGCGTTGGCTGAGAGAGTGTTTAGGGGGGATGCCAAGGAATACGACTTAATTATTAATATAAGCCCTGGAAGCACAAAATCGACTATATGTAGTATTATGTTTCCTGCTTGGATTTGGACGAGAATGGCGAGTGCTAGAATTATCGGTGCCTCATACGCTCACAACTTGTCTATGGACCTATCACGAAAGGGTAGGGACATCGTTAAAAGCGACAAGTACAAAAGAACATTCCCTCATTTACTATTAAGAGATGATCAGGATACCAAGTCTTATTATATCAATACCAAAGGCGGTAGCAGGTACGCTGTGGGCGTTGGCGGAAGCGTAACTGGAATGCATGGACACTTCTTAATTGTAGATGATCCGTTGGATCCAAATAAAGCTATATCTGAAGCCGAACTAAAGAATGCCAATAGATGGATGGCTGAAACACTTCCTACTCGTAAGGTTGACAAAGCAATAGTTCCTACAATATTAATAATGCAAAGGCTTCACCAAGACGATTGTACAGCTAATATGATCGAGCGTATTCAATCGGCACAAAGGCTTGAAGGGGGACCAGTACGACTAAAGCATATTAGCTTACCAGCGGAACTGACGGAGAAAGTCAAGCCGGTACAATTAAGAGATAAGTACATAAACGGTTTAATGGATCCAATTCGTTTATCTAAGAGCATATTAAACGAGAACAAAGCAGCTGCTGGCGAATATGGCTATGCGGGCCAGTTCCTTCAATGGCCTGTCCCGTTGGGTGGAGGAATGTTTAAGACGTCACGAATAAAGATCAGTGAGGAATTACCCATCAAATGGTTAGAACGCATGAGGTTTTGGGATAAGGCTGGGACCGCTGGAGGTAAAGGGGCCTTTACTGTAGGACTATTAATGGGGTTGGATACTAAAAAACGTTTTTGGGTACTAGATATTATAAGAGGTAGGTGGGACAGTTCAGATCGTGAAGACTTAATAAAACGAACTGCTATTGCCGATGGTAGAATTGTTAAAGTAGGTATAGAACAAGAACCTGGAAGCGGTGGAAAAGAATCAGCCGAGAACACAGTCAAGAACTTAGCTGGATGGAGCGTCACCGTGGATAAACCATCTGGTTCCGATTCATCAAAAGAATTAAGGGCTGACCCATTATCCGTTCAAGTGAATATGGGTAATTTATATTTGAAAAGAGCAGATTGGAATACAGAGTTTATCGGTGAGTTCAGCTTTTTCCCGTACTCACGATACAAGGACCAAGTGGACGCAGGAAGTGGAGCGTTCAATCATATTACTAGACGTAAGAAACGTGCCGGCAGTTTATTCTAAACAATAGGAAAGGGACCGTACAATGGCAGGAACAGTAGTAAAACGTAAGATGAGTGTAAAGCTTCAAGTTGTTTTAATTGAAACCTTTAGTGGACAAAAGTTTATTCTAAGAACCGATAAAGAATACAAAGAACATCTAATGGGTGTATTGTCCGCTTTAATAGAAGAAGGAGAGTTGGGCTCACTCGCTCATATCTCTCTAAGACAAATGGAAGAAAGAGATTATTTGAAGATACACAGGAACAATGTGATTGACTCTGTTTCGGAAAAGGTAAAGGGATAATGTTATGGCAGAAACGGATTTGAAATTCAACCCGATTGACCCAGAACAATTTACTTGGGCCTTGATAGAAAAAAGAATTGTCGTTATTAAAGAGGGAAAAGCGATATATTGCGTACAACCTAAAGAAATGATGAAGCGTTGTGAAGCGTATGATAGGCTAATAAAAGAATGTGAATGGATTCCTGTAGAAGTCGATATGCCGAACTTTGATGGGCCTGTCCAAGTAATGTTACAAAACAAAAGCACCTTTCAAGTGACTGGTGGATATAGTTGGGACGTGTTACAAAACGAAGTAGGACACAAAATAACTCATTGGAGATATATTGTAGGCCCTGATGAATCGGTAATAAATGAGCTATGATTTGAGAAATGCTAAATTGAAATCATAGCGTAAGATAGAAAGGAAAAGTGTTATGGCCAAAAAGAAAACAGTACCAAAAAAGCTTACAATGACAAGTAACCAACAAAAGAAAAAGTCAGCAATTGATATGCTATCAACTAATGCTACGTTGTTACGGAGTGAGCTGCTAACCAAGTTATTGAATCCTGGTAAAGATATAAATTATGAATGCGGTTATCCGGATAATATATCCACGGAGAGTTACAAGGACATGTACGTGCGAAATGGTACGGCTAAAAGAGTTGTACGATTGTTACCAGAAGAAACATGGGCCTTGCCGCCTAAAATATACGAAACGGAAGATGCGGATGAAACGGAGTTTGAAGAGAAATGGAGGCTGTTGGTAGAAAAAAGAAGTGTCCTTCATTACTTACAAAGGGTGGACGTATTGAGCGGCATAGGCCAGTACGGTATTTTGTTATTGGGCGTTGACGATGGTTTAGAATTGGAGATGCCGGTTGAAGGTGTTAATATTCTTACAGGCGAAAAAGTAGGAAACACGGAACGCAAACTATTATTCTTGAAGGCATTCGACCAGGCCTCTGTAAAGGTTCTAACTAAAGAAGGGAATGTGAGCAGCCCAAGATACGGTTTCCCCACGATGTACACAATAGACTTCGAAGGCACAGAAGCTGCTACGACTAAACAAACCGTGAAGGTTCACTGGACCAGGGTAATACATGTAGCGGATGGAAGGGAAAGCAGCGAGATATACGGAACACCGAGAATGGAAAGTGTTTATAATCGTTTACTTGACTTGCGTAAGATTTATGGAGGTAGTGGAGAGATGTTTTGGAAAGGTGGGTTCCCAGGTTTAAGTTTTGAGACCCAACCGGAACCTGGCGATGTAGCGTTGGATACTTCTTCGTTGAAAGACCAAGTGGAGAATTATATGGCTGGGATGCAAAGGTATTTAGCCACGGAGGGATTGAACGTCAAATCATTAACCCCGCAAGTTGTCAGTCCCAAAGAACATATAGAAGTCAACTTAAAAAGCATAGCCATTAGTTTGGGTATCCCTTATCGTGTGTTTTTAGGCACAGAAGAAGCCAAACTAGCAAGCACACAAGATACCAAAACTTGGAACAAAAGAATCAAACAACGTGAAGACAATTACGTCAGCCCTTATATAATAAAACCTTTTGTCGATAGAATGATAGCGTTTGGAGTTCTTGATGAGGTTGATTACTTAATAGAATGGCCTGACTTAAATGCTCCCACCGACGATGATAAGGCTAAAGTGGCTTTGACGTTGACGGATGCTTTTACAAAATATGTTTCTGGTAATGTAGATGCCCTTATACCGCCGATGGAGTATTTAACGATCATTATCGGTATGACGCAAGAAGAAGCAGAAGCGATAGAAAAGGCTTCATTCAGCTTCACCGGCTTAGAAGAACAAGAAGAAGAAGTCATACCAGAACCGAACGCATCCCAACAAAAAGCTGTAGCCAAACAAAAGGCGGTAGCTAAGAAGAAAGTTGTTAAGAAGAAAGTTGTTAAGAAGTAGAAAGGGTGTTGTATGTGGTTAGTTTATTTAATTGTGGGCTTTGTGGCCGGTACTATATACGGTGTTTATTACGCTTTGGAGCGTGTTCTTGAGGAGGATGGATATGTTTCTTGAAGAAGCTTTACTTGTATTAGGAATAAAAGAAGGTTCCTCATTAGAAGAATTAAAAGCAGCGTATAGAAACAAAGCCAAAGAAACACACCCTGATAGGAACGGCGATGTGAAAGAGTTCATCCGTATTAAAAACGCTTATGTGTTTTTATCGAAGCACGGAACAACTAAAAAGAAACCATCACTTAATATAAGGGGCCATCCTTACGATATAGAGGATTTAAGACGTAGGGGCCCTTCCAGTTATTCGGTAGTGTACTATCATGTAAAGGTTGATATTAGTATTTAAGGAGTTTTCATGCTCATTCAAATACATAAAAGATTTCAAGACGGTTCCACGGAGTTTGTAGCCCAGCAAGATATAGTAACTGGTTCTCAATTTTTAGAATTCAAAAAAGGCACAATAGAAGAACATACAATACCGAAAGGGGCAGAATGGATATCATGTACATCCGATTCACCTTATTTCTTACATGGCGGAAAAAATAATGGCTAATCAATTAAAAGTCGATCCAACCCGCACTACGATGTTACGCAGGAAGTTTGTAGCCGACATGAACAGGCGTTTTAAGTGGCTGGGAAAAGAGATACAAAAGTTGGTCGTAGATGAGGACGTTTTCGGGTTGGAAGCTCCATCGACGTTGGCTGTAAAAGCGGCATGGAAGTTTCAAACCAATCCCCAGAAGGTGGCTAAGTATAGGAAATGGTTGAAAGAACAAATCTCGGCTGGTATCCTGACCCCTTTGGGGGGCATTAGTAATAAGCCTTGGACTGCCCCTTATATTGAGTCTGCGTATAAGAGAGGTGCGTTGCGGGCCTACACGGATTTACATGCGACGGAGTTGGCGAATGCTCCTTCAATTTATAAAGGAGGCCAAGCCGAATTTTTACGCAGTTCATTCGGACAACCTATCACTCAACAAAAGATAGAACTATTATACACCAGAAGCTTTACAGAGCTACAAGGCGTCACAGATTCTATGTCCCAACAAATGAGTCGTATATTAACAAACGAACTCGTAAGGGGCTCAGGGCCACGAACGATAGCCAGAGAGTTGCGGAAGAATGTATCCACTTTATCCAAGACCAGAGCTAATACGATTGCTCGCACGGAGGTTATAGCGGCACATGCGGAAGGTCAATTGGATTCGTATGAAGCGTTGGGAGTTGAGGAAGTGGGCGTAAGGGCTGAATGGAATACTGCGGGCGATGATAGAGTTTGCGCCCGATGTGGTGACTTAGATGGTGCGGTGATGACGGTCGAAGAAGGTAGGGGACTAATACCCAGACATCCGAATTGTAGATGTATGTGGATTCCGGCTTTGGAAGATAAAAAGGAAAAGGGCTCATTATGGGGGACCGAAAAAGATGCCGCCATTAGAAGTTCTTTGTTATCAGAAGCACCGAAAACAATAAAGCGTACAGCAGCGGAAACAATAGCACGTTCCACATGGGCTGGAAAAGAATTGCCGATAATTAAAGGCGGTGTGAAGGTTGTCAAGAAGAAGGTTGCTAAAAAGGTTGTCAAGAAGGTTGCCAAGAAGGTTGCCAAGAAGAAAGTTATTAAGAAAGTTGATGAGGACATTCCGTGGTATAAGAAAGTTCCGGAAAAGAAGGTAGTTGTGCCGCAAACTCCCTAGCCTATTGTTAAGAAGAAGGTTGTTAAGAAGGTCATACAACCCAAAATAACGGCACCGGCTATAAAGACAGAAGAAAGATACAAGCCGGTGGTGAGGACGGAGAAACTGGTTGAGTGGAAGAAGAAACAAAGATTATGGGAAAAGAGTTTGTCAACCGATGAAGCGAATGCTCTGGATAGTTGGATAGGTTCCGATGATTACATGTACATGAGAAAGCTACAAAATGATATTTATACGGGCAAAAAAAAGGTATCTAGTTTACAAGGAATTGAAAGGGTATTGTTAAAAGAAATACAGAAGATTGAAGGAGCGATAGATAAAGCACCTGGTAATTATAGAAAGATGGAGGTGTGGAGAGGGGTGTCGTTTGATACGGATGATGCTGAATGGTTGGCTTTGAAAGCTAAGTTGGAAAGTAAACAAACATTTGGTTTCAAGTCCATTCAAGCTTTTTCAGAGGATGAAGAGATTATAGGGAAGTTCATGGAAAGGAGAGATGTTAGGGTAACATTACATTTCAAACAACCGCCCAAAAGAAGTGCCTATTTATCTAATATCGCTGACAAGCACGATTTAAGTGATGAGATGGAATTGTTAGTGGGTTCGGGCGGGAAGTATAGAGTAGTGGCCACTACTATGGAAAGAGATCGTGGTGTTTTTTATTATACTTACGAATTGGAAGAAGTTGTATTGAAAAAAGGTTTTAAGGATAAGATATATAAAGATAAAATTGTGAAGGCCACGAAAAAGAAAACCAAAGTTAAACCAAAAACTAAAACACCTATACACACACCACCACCAAAAAGCTACACTGATTGGTAAGGTTATTAAAGGAATTGAAGGCATTTACTATTATTATAAAAAAAAATAAAAGAATTATTTCCATTTTGTAACGGAACTGATGATAATATATATAGAGGTAATAAAACGATGGCTAAAAAGAAAACAAAAAAGAAAATAATTAAGAAGAAGATGGTTGTGGGACGGTTTAATGCTCCTGTGGATATAACCGGCGATGAAGAAGAAATGGACTTGGTAGAAAAGAATCGCAGAGCGTTATTGGACTTGGACTTGAATGATCCAGAAGCTGTAAAGAAATCGTCTTTATACTAAAATAGAATATAGTGTTGTGGTGGTGAGGGTTTGGCTTTCTCTTGTCCTTTTAGTTGAGCCCTCATCACGTTTATAAATAACCCCTTGCCATAGGGTTTATCTCGTAGGAAGGGGTGTCACCCGCATCCCTTCCTATATATTTTATAATGTAAAGGTATCCATGCGGTTTTATTGCGATAATTATTTTAGAATAAGTTTATTATTTGTAAACCGTTTGGTAGAAATAGACGATGGTACCTTCTTTTCTGAAATCATTTATTTACCTATAACACCTGAACGGTTTGTTAGTGCCACAATGTTGCAGCCGATTCGGAAAAAGGGTGTTACAAATAGAAGTCCCTTAATAATACAACGTGGGCCAAGTTCGCAGATATTCGGATTTGGTTAGGGACATTGGGGTGGCACTCCCCTGATGAATATATAAAAATTGCTAATCACAATGGGCGGGTATCGTTCACCCGATACCCGCCATTACTTAAAAGGAAACAACGCTATGCCCAAAATTAAAATAATTGAAGAGGATGATGGATACCTTGAAACGCCTTTTGATAACTTGGAAGTGGGGGACTCATTTATATTCGAAAATGATTACTACATTAAAACGGCAATAGAAGAAGGCAATGGAGACATTACGAATCAAGACGGTATATGTGCCGTTAATTTACAAACGGGTCATATTGATACTCTTCTTTTGGGACGGATGTCAATAGTAGTTCCTGTGGACTTAGAATTAAGGAGAGCAAAAAGTGGGAATTAAAATACATAAACAAAAAATGGCAAGATGTTCAAGAGCTTAAAAGCCGGTGAGACATTCGAGTGGTGTGGAAAGGTATGTATAAAGATTATACTGGTGTGTTCGGACGAAGTAAGAAAGAGGTTCGAAATGGGTGTAGTATTAGAAACTGGTCACCTTTACGAAGAAATAAACGCTTGTACCAAAGTGGAAATTCTTAATGTGGAAGCCCAGATAGTAGAATAATATGGATATAAAACTTAAATTAGAAAAACAAATTGAACGCAGTAAGGTCATATTAGCAAGGTACCAAAAGCTTGGTATAGACGGAGTGTTTGGAGCCCGTAGGTTGGAAGCTGATATACGGTTGGCGGAAAAGGCTTTGAAGTCCAACGGACCCAAAGCGATGTCGATGGCTTGTACTCTTTTGAATACAAGATAGGAGAGAGAATTTGGCACAAATAGCTAATGAAAAAATTAAGGTAGGGGACGTGTTCCGTTTGAAACGGAGGTTCCTGGAGGTTACAAAAGTCAATCGAGAGGGGCTATATGCTAAAAATATTAGCAGTAAAGAATATAATAATAAGATTTGTAATGATGTACGTGGAATGGCTCGTGCGATTCGTGATTTATATTATAAGAGGTGAAGACAAATGATACTTGTAGGACGATGTGGCGATTGTGGCAAATCAATATTTATAACGATGACGTTACACGATCATACTTTTTTATTGACGGAGGGGACCACAGGAAAGTATTCGACTATATGATAATTTCAGAGGATGAAGAAACATTCTTAATGTATGGCTGTTGTGATACTTGTGTAAACGAATATCATCGAAAGAATATTGTAAGCAGATTAAAGAAGATGAATTTGTTAAAACCGGAACGGAAAAGGAAAGAAAATGAAGACTAAAATCCTCATTCTATTATTATTATTAGGGACGGTTGTCTCAGCTCAATTGGATTCGGATATAAATAATGATAACATAGTTAACATGAAAGACTTTGCTATCATGGCCAGCGAGTGGCTTCAACGGGAACCAGATTATTTATTAAAGATAAAGAAGTATGAGGGCAAGAGAGGCTTAACAGTAAAAGAGAAACAGATGTTGCGGATGGCCCGCAAAAAGTATTTAACCTTTTTATTAATTTCTAACAGAAAGTGAGGCATCATGAAATGAACAAACGTAAGCCAAGACGTGTAGAAGAATTGGAAGAACGTATCGCACCGTGATTATTGTATCCGCAGGATAGTGTAATGAGAGCACGCCCGCCTTGTAACCTTTGTGTTAAGATTAGCGGTAAGAGTAGGTTCAATTCCTACTCCTGCGATTTTTTAAGGAGATATGATGGATGATAATTGTTGTGAAGTAAAACGTTGTAGTCGTATGCCTTCCCTCACATACGCTGCTAGCAAAAGCGGTCGAAGTAGGGGTGTATGTAACCGTCATTGGTTACTACATTGTGAAGGAAATATTAATTTGAAGAGTAAAAAAACATATAAAAAAACAAAAAAATAATTCTTTTTGATACTTTTTTTCTTCTATTATTTTAGTTACATTTCTTTTTTATAAGTCTTTATAAAAACACATCCCCTTCTATTTACAAAACATAAGAGTTCGTACAACTCTTTACATCCACATCTATTGCTTTCATTATAATTTAGGGTTGTATGTTGGCATTTCCTAGTACATACTTTATATATCTTACGATAATTGTAATTGTTTTTACTCATTGTGATGCTTTATAATGAAAAGGAATTAAAAATGCTAATTCAAAAGATTGTTACCAATTTTAAGCCTGTTGTTCGAAATGATACTATGGAGGGACGGGAATTTTTGGTAGCCCCAATGGTAATGTTGCTTGAAGGTGTTCATGCTGGAAGCAACGGCCCTTTGTATTACCCTGCTGACGAACTCTCCAAAACCCCATCCGTCTGGAACCATAAACCCATCGTCGTATATCATCCCCAATCGAACGGAAAAGGAATCAGTGCTTGTGATCCTGATGTTCTTACGAACCATAAGGTTGGCGTGATTATGAACGCTTCTATCGGTTCCACCGAAATATTTTTGAAAGATAAGACTCTAAAAACAATTACTACTCTGAAAGCGGAAGCGTGGTTGGAAGTTGATCGGATGAATACAGTAGATGATCGTATCGCCACCGCTATTGAGAATAACGAAATGATGGAGTTATCTACAGGCCTTTTTACCGACAATGAGGACGTAGCAGGAGAGTGGAACGGTGAGTCATACGTATCCATAGCAAGAAATTACCGGCCTGACCACTTGGCTTTACTTCCGGATGTTAAAGGGGCGTGTTCGATTGATGACGGTGCGGGATTTTTACGATTGAATGAAGCTAAAGATAATCTTGTAATCGACATTACGAATATGGCCGACAAGGAACGTAAGTTTATCTTGGCTTATCCTAATGATGTTATCGGTCGTGTGAATAGTAATATAAAAGATTTCACTGATAACGAATTGAGCCACGATAATATAAGGGGCTTGATAAGTTCCACGTTGAACTCTGGTAAGGCTAATAGCAATACGTTGTGGATAGACACAGTGTTCGATACATTCTTCGTTTATGAGAACGGTGCGGACCTGTACAAACAAGGGTATAAGATTGAAAATAATTCTGTAGTGTTTACAGGTGTAAAAGAAAAAGTTGTTCGTATAACGGAGTTTAGAACTCCGTCTGGAACATTTGTTGGTAACGAAAACAATAAAATTAGAAAGGATGATAACATGGGTAAAGAAAAAATTGTAGATGCTCTTATAGCGAATGAGAGCACCGTGTGGACTAAAGATGATCGAGAGGTATTGATGAACATGGAGGAAGATGTTCTCAAGAAAATGACTCCAATAGAAAAGGAAGTTGCGCCTGAAGCTAATGCTGAAATTACGCCGGTGGCGAATGCTGCTGAGGCTGGTGCTAAGGCCGTTGCTCCTGCTGAAGAGGTTGTAGAGAACTTGTCAGCTGCTGAGTTTATCGCCCAGAAGGTTCCTGCCGAGTTACAGGGTGTGCTTACTAATGGCCTGCTTTCCTATAATGCGGATAAGAAAAAGCTTATTGGTATTATCACGGCCAACGTTAAAAACGTATTCACTGAGAATATGTTGCTGGCGAAAGAATTGGACGAGCTTCGTGCTCTTGCGGCTTTGGCGACTAATACGGATGCCCAACAGCAGACTGTAAACAATCTTAATTATGGTGGTCAAGGCGATGCGGCTGTTGAGAACGTGGATGAAGAGCCGATGTTGATTCCGGTAATAAATTACGATAAGAAGTAAAAACCTTTACTTCGTAAAAGTGTAAACAATAATAACGTTGAAAAAATTTAGATTAGAAAGGATTTAATAAGATGGCTAATAGAATTCACTTAAAGGGTGCTTTCCGCCATGAGGAAGCTGTTTCTGGAATAGCGGGGATTTACCCTGGAATGCTTGTAAAGCTTGATTCCGATGGAAAGGTAGTTCTTCATACTACTTCCGGTGGGGCTTTGGGCGATGAAGTTTTGGTCGCTGCTGAAGATGCTCTTCAGGGTAAAACGGTATCGACCGTTTACACTTTAGGGGCTATCGTCAGTCTTATCATACCGCAAAGAGGTTGTGAGCTCAATCTGCTAATTGCGGTTGATGAAGAGATTGCTGTTGCTGATAAAATTATGAGCGGTGGTGATGGGACGTTTGTTAAAAACTCCGGTGGTACGGTTGTTATTGGCGTAGCTACGGAAGCGAATGATTTGTCGGATAGTGGTGACGCTAACACCTTGTCCGCAGTTCGTATCTCGTAAACGTAGAACGTGTTTATGTTATTTTTTTGAAACAAAAATTTTATTTTATGGAAGGATAATCAAATGGACTTTATTATGAATGGACGTGCTGAAGGGGACGTTGCGAGTAAACTTCTTCAGTGTAATTTTGACGTTGGTGCTTTGCGTTCCTATGTGAACGAAAAAGGACAGACCTTTATCACCGTCAATCAAAACGGCAAACCCAAGGCTATGCTTATTAGTAATGCGACTGCGACGTTGCGTAAGGATGACTGGAAGGTTTTGGACGATGCCATTATCAAGGTGGCTAAACCCCGTTTGAAGGCTGTTGGCGATTTGCGTTCGATGGGCCTAACTTACACCATTCCGAATGGTATGGGTAAGACGGTATTGGAAACGGAGACAATGAGTGACATCACTCCCGCCTCCGTAAGTATGGACGGATTGCGTGAAAACGCTAATGACCGTCCCGTGTTTGAGCTTACCAATTTACCGCTTCCTATTATCCATAAGGATTTTAGCTTCAGTGCTCGTCAAATAGCTGCGAGCAGAAACGGTGGTTCGCCTTTGGATACGACTTCTGCTGAGCTGGCTGGCCGTCGTGTTGCTGAGGAAGCTGAAAAACTTCTGCTGGGTAATAGTTCTGTTGCTGATCAGTATTCGTTTGGTGGCGGTGTTATATACGGTTATACTGACTTTCCAAGTCGGCTGACTCGCACTATCACTTCCCCTGTGGCGAGTGGTTGGAGCGGTGCTACGTTCTTGGCCGATATTATGGCCATGAAACAGCAGAGCCAGGATGCCTATCATTATGGCCCGTGGATGGTTTATACTTCACCCGCCTGGGATCAGTACCTGGACGATGATTTCAAAGCCGCATCTGACAAAACTATCCGGAACCGTGTGCGTGAGGTTGAGGGTATTACGGATGTTAAGACGTTGGATTATCTGACTGGTTATACCGTGATCGTTGTACAGATGACTTCTGATGTTATTCGTGAAGTCATTGGTATGGATATCACTACCGTTGAATGGGATACGGTTGGTGGTCTTCAGAAGAACTTTAAGATCATGGCTATCATGGTTCCCCAATTACGTGCTGATCAAAACAGCAATACGGGTATAGTTCACGGTTCAGTTGCTTAATAATATTTGAACGGCAAAAAGTAAATTAATTTTGGAAAGGATTATGAGATGTTATTTAGATTGAAAAGAAAATGCGGTGAGCACCACCAGTACGGTAAAACGTACAAAGCAGGGGACGTAATTGAAACCTGTGTGGATTTGTGTAAAGTTTTTCGTGGTAAGTTTGAGCGTATTTATGAGGAACAAATAAGAGACACCGGAACCATAGACACCGGAACTCTTATCAAGCCTAATATACCTCTGCCTCCTGTAAGTGAAGGTGATGAATCGGTAATAGTACCTGATTCTGACCCTTCACTTATTGATGAGGACGATGTGAGAGATGACATCGTATATGGTATAGATGTTTCGTCTGTGTACCCGATTGCTAAAAAGTTGGGCGTGAAAGTTTATGAAAAGAAGAAATGGCATATCGTCGTAGATGATGACGATGGTGAAGTTCTTACCAATAAGAAGCTTCGTGCTAAAGACGTTCAAGGCTTCCTTGACTCTTATCTCGATGATGGTTCGGATGAGGAAAGCGACAACGAGTAATAATTATGCCTGTATGGATTCCAGAAAAAGTATGGGACAAAGAAGATGTTTTTATCATTGGGGGTGGTCCCTCATTGAAGACGTTTGATTGGAACCTTCTTGTAAAAGAGAATACGATAGGCTGTAATGATGCTTATGCGTTGGGTAAAGAGATATGTAAAATTTGTTTCTTTGGTGACGCTAAATGGTTTAGAAAACATGAGCAAAACTTGCTTTGCTACCAAGGACCGATTTTCACAAACGTCCCACAATTGCAAAACACCAAAATTAAATGGTTGTGGACGTTAATGCGGAAATCGACTGGTCTTTATAAAGATGCTATCGGTTGGAATTTTAGTACAGGAGCGTCAGCGATAAACGTGGCGTTGCTTTTGGGTGCTAGTCGTATTTTTTTATTGGGTTTCGATATGAAATTATCGAACACCCGTCAAAACAATTGGCATCCTAATACGTTGGATAAACCTAATGAAGATATTTATGAAAAGTTTATAGATGGTTTCAAAAGAGTTGATAAGGCTTTGAAAAAAGATTATCCAGATGTTGAAGTTATTAATGTTACGGATGACAGTTCTTTGGATATGTTTCCAAAGAAAGGTATTAAGGAATTTTGGGAAAACAGAAAGTGAGGCTTGTTATGAGAGGTTTATATTTTATTATTATTTTTGCGATGGTCGCTTTAATAGCGGTAGCCATCGGATGTACTTCGCAACAGGGTTATCAAAATCCCGAAACGAAGCAGATTGCTACTGAAGAAGAATTTGAACTTCTGCCGGTAGCTGAACAAGAAGCGTTAGTTCCCGTCAAATATAAAATCATAAAACCAGACATAGTATCTAAAGTGGATACAGGTGTTGCCGCTGCGACAGGAACGCTACAAGTAATAAAACCGTTTATACCGGAACCATTCGCTACGGGTGCTGCGGTATTGTTAGGGGCTTTAGCTTGGGGATGGCAGCGTGTTAAAAATAAGAAGGTAATAACTATACTCGATCAAGTAAAACTAGGTGCTCAAATTACAGCAGATTCAATCGACACCATAGTTAAACCTTCAATTACATTATTCGATGAATTTAAGAAACGGCAAAAAGCCCAATCAGCGAACACAGCAGCGATTATGCCGGACAAGGTTATAAGGGTTGTTGTTTAATAATAGTTGTATCGCACGTTAAAGGAATCATACTATGACAGTAAGAACAACGAGCGATTTGGTGGAGGGGATTATTGAGGTTGATTCCTCAATATCCCTTACACCATTTATCGAAGCAGCCAATGCTTTGGTAACAGAATTTTGTACGGACCTTACAACGGATTATTCTGCTGAACACTTAATAAAAATTGAAACGTGGTTAGCAGCACATCTCTTTACTGTAAGGGAGATGATAACCGAATCTGAAAAAGCCGGTCCGGTTTCGGAAAAGTTCCAATCAAAAGTTGATTTAGGTTTCGACAGTTCTCATTACGGACAAACAGCCTTACGATTAGATTGGTATGGAGGGTTGGCCGTGTTAAACGCTAAGATTAAAAAAGGTCGGGTACGCTCTCCTGGTGTTACCTGGTTAGGAAAAGAAGAAACTGACGCATAACATTGAAGGGATAAGGCACCATGGAGCAGTTTGGAATTATACTGAGTTTAATAGGGGTTATGTTTTTGTGTATTATTGGAGTATATGTTTGGACGTATCAAGTATCACGGGACATGAATATTCAGTTAGCTAGAATATATACAATAGTAAACGGGCATTTACAAAATGCTAATATTCATCCGAAAAAAGACAAGCTAGTGTCTTCCGATTTGTGTGAGGCTTTGCACAACGCATTAAAAGAAGATGTTACAGAAATTAAAAAAGATGTGAAGTCAATACTAATAAAAGTTCATCCAACTTCGTAGGTATAAAATATGAGCTTGATTGTAAAAATGAGAAGACAGACGGCTGTTTATTGGCCTTATGTTTCCACCGATCAATTCGGTGTTAAAGCCGTTGGTGATCCGGTTCAGATAAAAGTCAGGTGGGAAGATAGCAACGTAGAATATCTGGATAGTGCTGGTGAGACGAAGATATCAAACTCAGTAGTTTATGTCGGTATAGACATGGCTCTGGGCGGTATTTTGATGTTAGGAACGACTGCTGATATTACGGATGCGGTCGATATAAAAGAAAACGCAGGAGCCTGGGAAATACAAAGGTTCGATAAGTTACCGAATATAAAAGCAACGGAATATTTGAGGATAGTTTATTTATAATGGTACAACTAGCCAAAGTGACTGGTGTAACTAACATTCTTAAAAACCTTAAAAAGAAGGGATTATTTTTTGAACTCCAAGCTGCCATGAACTTAAAAAGGGCTGGACTTTTTATTCAACGTGAAAGTATGAAGATTGTCCCGATTGATACTGCGAATTTGAAAGGAACCGCCAAAACCGTTAATGTAGGCGGGCAAGGAATAAAAACGAACATCGTAGTCCATTACGGTGATACGGCGAACTACGCTGTATATGTTCACGAAGATTTAGATGCCCAACACGCTGTAGGTAAAAGAGCGAAATTTTTGGAAGCCATAGTACGTGAAAAGAAGTTAGAAATTTTTAAGATTATAGCTGGAAATTAAATGAGCGGAAGCGAAAACATATCATATATAGTTACGATGGAACAGCTGTCTGGTACGGCATTAGAAGCGTTCAGTTTCAACGGCCAGGCGGTAACCACCGGAATACTTACAACTTCTTTAGCCAATTCTTCCATGTTGGTAGATGAGTTTAGTTGGAACAGTGATACGTTAAAAAATACTGAAATCTCTTTTCTTGGTAATGATATTAACATAGGGTTTATTCGTGATGGGTTGTACATAAGAGGTGCTAACCAAGATCCTACTCTTGTTTTTACGTCTGCTGATGTAGTTGGAAATTTTGCTACGATTATTTATTCTCGATCAACTGATGTTATCGGCTTTCGTAATGCTGCTCAATATAATTTTGATAACGATGTATCTGTAACTGGAAATATAGCGGTAAGTGGTATGGTTGATGGTAGGGATGTGGCTACTGATGGAACTAAATTGGATGGGATAGAAGCGTTGGCCGATGTAACCGATGCTACAAATGTTAACAGTGCCGGTGCGTTAATGAATAGCGATTTTAACGCTACAACTTTTATGTACGCTACAACGGATAATTTACCACAGCCGAAAACACCAGCGGAAGTAATGGCGATTCTTTCGGGTACGGCTACATCAGAATTTAGTTTTGGAAGTCAAAATATAAAAACTGTCACGGGATATGTTTATTGCGGATATGGTACAATTGGTGGGTTATATTTAGGAGGTTCGACTATTGGTGGGACTGCTTTTAAGGGTGGTCATATTACGTGGGAAAAAGATGGTTCAAATATTGGCGGTTACACTTATTGTAATTCTGATAATAGAATCGTTTTCGATAGTACAGTCCAAGCTTCTGATACGGATGAAGGGAATGCTTGGATTGAATTAGATACTGGTAATGCTGAGTTCAACGATTTAGAATTAAGAGGCGATTTGACCGGTGGAAATGTTCCGGACAGAGCGTTGCTTCTTTATTCTTCTTCTGGCATTACTACTGCTTATGATATTTGGGCCTGGATGAAATCTGGAGAAATGATAAATAGTGGTTCTTCTGGTACAGCTAAAGGCCCTGCAATGACAAGGGCAGGAAGTTTGGTAAGCCTGTCTCTAAATTATGATATTACACAAGCGGGGGACGTTGGCAGTTATTGTTACGTAGGTGTGTATAAGAACCATGTTCTTACATGGCAAGTTTTCATTACTAGCAAAACAGTTGATAACAATAAAGTGTTAGTTGGGACCCAGGCTGCTGGTACTGATGAATTTGTGTCGGGTGACGTTCTTACTGTTGGTATTGCTGTAGGGGGGGGTAAAAGTATTCAATGGGCAGTGGGTAATTTTATAGTGAGCCTTGGGGTGTTGTATGATTAAGTTTGAGACTGAAGAATCCTTAATAGATTATTTGCTGAAAATTTTTGAAGATACTGGAATAACTGCTGCTTGCAAGGCATGTTATGAGAATAATGAATGCTGTTGTAAAGTTATTTTTAATTGCAAGTATTTAGGACCAGAAGGTTGTCTAAAAAGAAATGTAGGCTGTGCTTTATATTTATGCGAGCCTTTGAAAAGGAAATTTCCGGAATTGCGTGATTATTTAAGATACTTAAAAGAAAACATAAAACTGGAATCAATTGTAATAGTAAAAACGCCGGTGGAGATTAAACAATGGCTACATACACAATAGAAACAACGGTTGAAGAAGAAGCAACCCTAACAAGATTAGCTTCCACGGGTATTGGAGTGGGTCGTGATGAAGAAAACCTCACGAACTTAGAATTTGTACAGTGGCGTATTACTTCTTATTTGGAAGGTAAAAGAAAGTTTTTATTGGATGAAGATAAAAAAACGATAACATCCGATGAAGTAGAAACTGTTTTGGCGGCAAGGGAATTACCTATTGGAGAGGTAAAAGATTAATGGCACACGAATTCATAATAATTAATAATCCAAGTCAAACGGATTTATTTATTTGTGTCTTCAAGAACGATGCGGGCACATTTAAGGTTAACAATGCCGGTGTTGATACGTGGGCAGTTTTTGCTCGCACGAGTATAGACTCATATGATCACGTGCTTGCTGAGACGGGCACGGATAGTGGTGTTTATACTGCGACTTTTCCTGCTCTTGCCGTTGGTCGTTATCCTTACGTGTTATATAAAGGCGACGTGCTCACCCCTACCACTTGTAAACCGATAGGACACGGTGAATTAGTTTGGGATGGTTCTAATGAGATGTTCGTAATTAATACCAGTGGCGGTGTGACGGTAACTACGAATAATGATAAGACGGGATACACCCTTACAAACTTTACCGATGCGAGTGCCCTCAATCTTAATTCTATATTGGACGGCACTGGAGCTAAAATGTATCTGTCCCAATTAGTATTAAGTGGCAGTGAAGCTGGTGGACTTGTTTCAATTAATAATTCTGGCGGTCCTGGCATCTATTCTGCGGGAACGTATGGAGCTATGTTCGCTGGTACGACTGTTGGCGTTGGTATTTTAGGAACCGCTGGAAATGCTTCCGGTTTGTATTGTTCATCGTTTGGGTCCGGAATACCTATTGTTGGAAATATTTTTGGTAATATAATCGGCTCTATATCCGGAACCGTTGCGAGTGTTACGGATACGACAGGATATTATTTAGCTGCCGACCAAGGCGGTGTAACGATAGGCGTGTGTACTATTAATTCGGATATGAGGGGGACGGATAACGCTGCCACCGAAATTAAACAAGATATCATAGATACAAATATTGACAGTATAAAAGAACAGACAGACAAATTGAACAATATGATAACTGAAGATAGTGCCGGCAATTATTTTATGGTAATAGCTTTGGCCAACGCTCCCACAGCCGAAATGGATGAAACAGAACTTCACTCGGCACTCGATAATTATTCGAATAAAAACAATTGGATGGCCAATATTACTTCTTTGGCTTTACAATCTTCTATTGTTACTATAGATGCGAACGTTGATAGTATAAAAGAACAAACGGACAAGTTTAATAACATGATCGAAGAAGCAAGTGCTGGTAATTCTTTTACGGCGATTGCTTTAGAAAATGCTCCTGCTGCTTCCGTTGATCCCGATGATATCGCTTCCGCTATGAAGGCCATCACCGGAATAACAGAGGGTGGAACTTGGACGTGGCAAAAATTAATGAAGATTATGGCAGCGTGGACAGCGGGTAATTGGAGATTAAAAAGCACTGATACGACTAAACAAGAATTGTTAGATGCGGAAGATGGCGTCACGATTATATTGGAACAAAGTTTAACACGCTCACCCGCTTCCGGTTCTGATTATAAAGAAATCACGGTGCTAATATGAGTTATGATTTAATAGGCGGTAATATAATTTCAGCGATAACAGGCGGTGTGTTCGGCCATGAACGTGTGTTAACCGCTGAAGATTCTTTATTGACTACACCATCTTATATTATGTCTTCTTATCTTATTGAGGAAGCTGTAGGAAGTTTGACGCTTCCGTCTGCTGGTGGTGAGTGGCCTTTGTATGTGTCCTATATGCCCGATGGCGATTCTATAAAAACGAATTGTGTTGCCATATACGACACTTCAGGATTAAAAAACGGACGATTAATGGAAGGCCAAGTCATCCAACAATATGGGCTACAATTAAAAATTCGTAGTAACTCGTATTCCACAGGATACCTAAAAGCCGAAACAATTTCAGCGGCATTAGATGTCGTGTTAAAAGCTTTAATTACTGTAGGGATTTACGATTACCAAATAGACCATGTGATAAGAACAAGCCCTGTTATTTATATGGGCAGAGAAAAAAGCACGAAAAAGAGAATGATGTTTTCAATTAACTTATTAGTTACGATGTTGAGGGTTGTATAAATGACGACATCTACAATATTACAAACCGCACCTTCCTTCATATTATCTTCGTATATGATAGCAGAGGGCATCGGCTCTGTGACGCTTCCGTCTGCCGGTAGTGCGTGGCCCTTGTATGTTTCGTATATGCCCGATGGTACGGGTATTAAAACGAATTGTGTGTCGTTATACGATGTCCCTGGTGGTAAAGATGGGCGTTTAATGGATACTGGGGAAGTCATACCTCATCCTGGTATCCAAATGAAAATAAGAAGTAGTGTTTATAAAACCGGATGGACAAAGGCTGAAACTATTGCCGCTATTTTAGACCAGATTCAAAACGTTTCTATTCTCATAAATACTGTCACATACCAAATAGCTAATGTGAGCAGGAATTTGATCGAGTATATGGGAGTGGAAAAAGGAACGAAAAAAAGATACATGTTTAATGTGGATATGTTTTTAACGATGAATAGAACTCTTTAATTTTAGAAAGGATATTATTATGAGTAGAATTGATGATGGATTCCCAACGACGATTACGTTTACTGGTGGAAGTAGTGGAGTAGCTTTTTTGTTTTACGAAAAAGAATCCACGCCTCCAGGAATTGCCGGTGGTGGTGAGAATGATACCACTACGATGAGGAATGCGGCATGGAGAACCAAGGCCCCTAAAAGTTTGTTGTCATTGACGCCAGCGACTTTCGTGGGTGCTTATGATCCTGCGGTATTGGATGAGATTGTGGCGATGGTTAATGTGAATCAGGAAATTACTGTTACATTTCCTGATACGTCAACGTGGGTATTCTGGGGATGGATTGATGATTTCCAACCTGGTGCCCTAACTGAAGGCGAACAAGGTACGGGCACGATTACTGTGATCCCGTCGAATCAGGATGCTGCCGGTGATGAGATAGCCCCTGTGTATTCTGCGTAGTATTTTGTAGTGTAGTGTTTTAATTTTTGATTTTTTGGAAAGGACTGAACGATGGCTGATTTAAGATTTGAAACTATTTTGAAGGAAAAGAAAGTTACCCTTGTGGGTAAGGATCAAGTGGAAAAAAATTATACGTTGCGCGAGCTAACAAGTGACCAACGCGCAACGTATAACAATAGCTACGACATCAAAGTAGAAGTTGTGGACGGCAAAACCAGAGCTACTGCTGGTAAAGATTTTAAGATGTTTTCATCTAAAGATTTTTTGGCGATGTGTTTGTATGATGATGCTGAGAAATTAGTATTGCCTGCTTTTCTTGGCGGACTTCCTTCTCGTATTACCGATGCTTTACATAAAGAAGCTATGGAATTAAGCGGGATGAATAAAGAAGCATTGGACGCCGCAAAAAAAGAATTAGAGGCGAAAGGTACCAATGGCACCGAATCGCCTCTCACTTAAAAATGTCCGTACAACGTGCTAGGAGTGAAATAACTTCATCAGAGTTTATGGATTGGATTGCGTATTTGGACGAAGAAATAAACGGCTTTCACCGTTTAGATTTTTTTCTAGCAAATATAGCTTTTGAAATTAGAAAAGGAAACGTCAAGAATCCCAAGAGCGTACGTATTAGTGATTTTTTATTAAAATTTGGACCTCAAAAATTACGTGTTGTTAAAAATAAAGAAGAAAAGACAAGGCGGGATAAGTCTTATTGGAACGCGGTTTTGAGTCCACTTAGAAAGAAGAAATAGAATGAACGATGCTCCCACAATGAATATAGGGAATTTGTTAGTTCACTTGGGATTAGACAATGCGCAATTTGCCGCAGCGATACGGGGAGCCGAGCAGCAAATGGCTAGATCAGCTGCTCGGCTTACTGCTATTGGTACCAAAATGTCGTTAGCAATATCTTTGCCCGTCATTGCTATTTCTGCGGCAGCTATAAAAAAGACGATTGATTTGGAATCGGCTTTTACAGGCGTCAAGAAAACAGTGGAAGCTACAGCGAAAGAATTTGATGTATTACAAAAAGGTTTCGAAAAAATGTCGCTTACAACGCCTATCCTTTTGACGGAGTTATATGGGGTAGGAGAGGCAGCGGGACAATTAGGAATTCATACTGAAAACATATTAGGCTTTACCAAGGTTATGGGGGATTTGGGTGTTACCACTGATATCTCTGCGAGGGATGCTGCGATGGCGTTAGCTCGTTTTGCTAACATAACTCAAATGTCCCAAACTGATTTTGACCGTTTGGGTTCTACGATTGTTGAATTAGGAAATAATTTAGCCACGACCGAATCTCAAATTGTTGAGATGTCTTTAAGATTAGCCGGTGCCGGTAAACAATTAGGATTAACAGAAGCGAACATACTGTCTCTTGCCGCTGCTATATCTTCTGTGGGTATAAAAGCTGAGGCTGGTGGTACTGCTATGAGCCGTGTTATGTTAGATATGAAATCATACGTAATGGGGGCCTCTGATGAATTAAAAACGTTGGCGAAAGTTGCGGGTGTAACAGAAGAAGTATTTTCAAAAACGTTTAACAGAGACAGTGTAGAAGCTATACAACTATTTGTAGAGGGATTAGACAAATTAAGAAAAGCCAACATAGACACATCAAAGGTATTAAAGGAGTTTGGATGGAATAATGTACGTGTTCGTGATTCTCTTTTAAGATTATCACTTGCTAGCGACATTTTAGAAAAGTCATCTAAATTAGGAACCAAAGCTTGGGAAGAAAATCTGGCACTAGTAAAAGAAGCGAAATTAAGATATTCCACCATGGCTTCTCAATTATCGTTATTTAGAAATCAATTAATATTAGCAGCGAAAGGAATTGGCGAGATTGTAATGCCCCGTTTCAAAGCTTTGGTAGATTGGTTGAGAACTTCTACGAAATGGTGGAACGGTTTAAGTCTTGAAATGAAAACGTTGGTGGTGGATATAGCGTTGATTGCTGCTGTTATTGGTCCTGCTTTATTGGCTTTAGGTTTATTAGGGAAATCTTTTGCTGTTATTACGGCCACAGCTACCACTTTGGCCGGTGTGTTTACTGCTTTGGTAGGCGTTATTCTTAGCCCACTTGGAGCGGTTCTATTATTGGTCGCAATAGCTTATACTTTACGTGCTGCGTGGAAACAAAATACTGAAGCGATAAAAGTTCAATTGGAAGGGTTTTTTGGTTTCTTTGAAACAGGTTACAACTGGTTATCTGGAACGGTTATTAAACCTTTTCTTGATTGGATGAATAAGAATTGGAAAGACCTTTTTATCTCTATTGGTGACGGGGCTAAAGAATTTTTATCGAATTTGGCTGGTGGTTTTTCGGGCACATGGGCAGCGTTAAAATCTATTGTTAAAGGTGACATTTTTACTGATTGGGGTAAAGTTAGTGAAGATGCCTCTCGTGCCTTCTTAAAAACCGATAAAGATGTTAGGGCAATATTAGGAAAAACGATGAAGTTTGTAGCTGATGATTTTGAGGCTACTGCTGTTAGTCTTGGAGAATTTGGGACGTATGTAGTTGATGACTTAGCTACTTTAATGGACAACGTAAAGAAACAATTTGGAGATGACGCTGACGCTTTAATAGCGTTGTTAAATAGCAAGGTTATTAAGTTACAAGGAGTTGATGGTCAATCGGTTATTGGTTCCATATTAAGTGCGAAAGAGGTTCAAGAGATTAACAATGCGATGACTGGTCTTATTGATAATATGAATAATTTTAAGGAGGTTACGGAAGAAGCTCTTGGGCCTTTGGATTCTTGGGTAAAGATGTCTCAAGAGGTGAGTTTGAACATGGAGTATGCTTTTGTAAACGCTTTGGATAGTGCGGGTGATGCGTTGGCTCAATTTGTGTTAACCGGAAAAGCGAATTTCAAAGAATTGGCCGCATCTTTTATCGCTGATATCACCGCAATTATAATCAAGGCTCTAATTGCCAAAGCTATATTAGCTGCGATAGGAATGTTGAGCCCAAGCCCTTCTTCCGGTATGGATACGGGAATGGGTTCGACTAATAGTGGTTTTATCTTTGATGGAAAAGCCGATGGCGGGATATTCCCTGGTTCTTTCCAAGCCTTCGCAAATGGCGGTATAGCCAACAGGCCCACATTAGGATTGATAGGTGAAGGGGGTCAAAACGAAGCGGTTGTACCGTTGCCTGATGGTCGTTCTATCCCTGTTAACATGAAGGGCGGTGGGATGACCCCGCCAACTGTTATTATTAATAATAATACAGGCGAAAAAATAGAACAAAAAGGGTCACCACAATTCGATGGAGAGAGTTGGATAGTAACTACAGTCGTAAAAAACATCGGACAGTATGGATCCATAAGACGTTCTATACAAGGAATGCAGAAAGGAATATAAATGCCCGCTTATCCGACATTATCAACGTTTCCTATAGACAGTGCCTATAATGAGGGACTGGCTTTTGATCCAACTATAAAATCTCAATTTGAAGATGGTACGATTGTTAGTAGAGCACGGCATTCAACGACTAAAAAACAATGGTCCTTATCTTACAATAATTTAACAGAAGCAGATAAACTTCTTCTTACCGATTTTCAAACTGCTGTCATGGTTTCTTCTTTGACGTTTACTTGGACGAATCCACAAGATGATGCGAGTTACACTGTAAGGTTCGCTGAACCCTTATCGTTTGATATGGTTCCTAGAAAACCAGGGACGTGGGAATTGTCTCTTACATTGATTGAGGCTTAAAAATGAAATCATTACCAACAAATGTAATATTAGAAAAAAATAAATTATCTACAGCCAGTGCTTGGTTATTGTTATTAAAAATAACGTTGACCGACGCAACAGAAATTTTACTAGCACGAAACACAGAGGACATTACCTATGGTGGAGAGGTGTACACAGCTTTTAATTTTGAATTGGATTCGGTCGTACAAGATACCAAAGGCAAAATACCAACTCTTGTATTAAAGGTAAGTAATATTACCCGTCTTATTGAATCGAAGCTTCAAGACCTTAATGGAGGCAATGGTTCTC